TATAAGCACTCGCTATCACTACGAAATCACTCGATGTCAGTCTACCAGTAAACAAACCACCACAAGCAACTAAAAATACAAGTAACTTGCGAGAGATGAACTTACTTTGAAGACCATCTATAAACTCTTTTCTACTCATACAAATACAAAAATTTGATTTAAATTAAAGGATTTATTTCTTCATTTTTTAATTCTTTTTTAAACTCAAAAGGAATTGTTTGTATATTGTTCTCTTGCGCGTATTTAATAGCATCTTCAAGTTTAAAAAACTCGATACGCGTTCTTTCAAATTGTAATACATATATATCTATCATAAATCAAAAAATTTTAGATAATCAAAATCACAAGTTCTCGATGTAGTTCCTACTATTTTTGAAATTGTAGTTCCGCAAAAACTTTCAATATTACTTGGGATATTTGTTGAACTCGTAGCTACCAATACGTTATTTATATAAAAGTAACAAATCATATTTATACGAGTCATTTTCAAATCATACCAAGTATTCGCAGCAACTAAAATACCACTATCAACTAATGTACTTAATGAACCTGAATATGTTTCACATTGCCATTTACCACCATTGATATTGTCAGAATAAAAAATACGCATTGAATTAACCGTTCCAACACCATTAGAAAATCCAATTGTAAATCTATTAGTAGCATCAGATAAGTTTTGAATCCTTACTGCCGTTTGACAAATAAAATCTTCTGTGCCAAGCCAAATAGAACGGAATTGTATTAAATTTAACCCTGAAGATGTAGTCCCTGTTCCTCCGCGTATAATCCCGCTATGACCTGCTTCCGCTGGTGTTCTTACCCAAGTTGTTCCAGTACCATTTCTGTTTATCCATATATTTCCTTCTGTTTCTAATGTACCAGTACCAGCAAAAATGCTTCCAACTCCACCAGTCCCATATCCTTGTAAATCGTCAAAATATCTCCTTTTTATTAAAGGGTCTAAAGCATTGCTAACAGCTAAAGTTGTAGGATATTTAGTGTTATCTGGACTCGTTAAATTAGTTGATTTATTTGCTACATTTTCGGGAGTAAATCCTAAAGCAGTTCCTACGCTTTTATTTTCCCATAGTTGTGTAGATGAAGTATAAGCTAATATTTGATTATTCGTAGGAGAAGATATATTTACGTTATGTAGCTCATCTAACTCCCAGCCATTCATTATCTTGACATATAACTTACCGTTAACTGCGTGAGAATACTCTACGTACCCGATAATAACTATATGACCAGTTGCTCCAGTTGGCTTAACATTAGTCAATGCACCAGCAGTAGTTGGAGAAAGATAGATGACATCACCATCTGCCCAAGTTTCTCCTTGTAAACTTCCAGTTGTATTGACACCTTCTAATTGACCAACTGTTAAAATGAATCCTTCTTGATTAGTAGCAATTGTCTCGCAAACTATTCCGATAGTATCTGCTGAATTGTTATCGTTGTTCGCTTGTGCGTATGCAACTGCTAATCTTTGACCTTGTGCGCCACTTACCCGAACTGCTTGGTATGCTGCTTTAGTTAGTGTAGTATTAGGAGTTACTTTATTCACTACTCTTGCTACTAAATCTACTCCATTCTTTAATATAACACTACCTCCTTTCAAAGTAGTTTCTGTTGAGCCAAGTGTGTCATTCCATCGTGTAGTACCTACTGCTGCAGTTCCAGTAGGAGAAGTGTCTAAAGTAAACTGACCAGCTTTTAAGTCATATTCACCTATATTAATATTAGAGTTCGCATTCGAGCCATCTCTTTTAAGAGCATCAACTTGTGTCGCAGTTGTGCTATGTGGATTCGAAGTGTTCGAAAGATGGTTTATAAGATTCGTTCCATTTGTAGTAATCCAAGTTACTGAACTATCATAAGCAGTCTTTAAAGCAGTTGTAAATGCTTCAGTAATTTGGTCTAAAATAGTCCTATTAGAATGTGTTATAGCAGTTTTTTCTGCTGAAGTTACATACTTATTTGTAGTCGTTGAATCAGAGATGTCATCTGCATCAAGAACTACCACACCAGTCTGACCATTAACTGAATCAACTGCTCCACCACCACCATTCTGACTTATTATATTAACAATGGTCTCATTAGTTGTCACATCAATTGTCACAACTTCTTCTGTCTTTTGAACTACTATATCTACTATGTCTGCCATTATCGTGTTATATCACAAGTTATGTTGAACTCTCCACTTATCCAAGTCTTCACTTCTCCGTTTGAGAAAGTGATTTCTATGTCATATAAGTATACACCACTATCAATATTGATAATTTGGTTGTTAATCTTGAATCTTCCTTGAGATGCGTTAGTGATAGTAAGTCCAGCACTACCTACTGAATTAAGCGATAGATATATCTTACCACCACATTCTTTTCGAAGTTGCATTTTTATCGTAGCACCAGTAAGACTTAAAGCTACATCATTGTAATTTATCTGAAAAGGAACTTCTTCAAAAGTGTCTCCTTTAATATGAGTGAAATTTAGCATATCTTAAAATTAAAGTACCCATCCAGCGAAGTAAGTGTCTTTATCTGGATACATATCATCGTTACTATTCGTGTTATATTCTGGGAAGTCTACTTGATTAAAGCACATATAATCAATGAATCGTTTCGTGTAGTGTTCAGCTAAATCTCGTTCTCTTTCAACAAGCATATCAATCTCATTTTTTGATGCAGTATCTGAACTCTCTGCATTGTGCTTATATATCCCTTTGTTCGTAATATTATAAGCAGCGAAAGGAAGATATAAAACCATTGTCCAATGAATGACCATAGGTTTAATATAGTTGTTCAGAAGAGAAGTATATGGTTCTGCCAAGTCATCTGCAATGATATCATTTGTAATTTTATTGAATAACTTACTTCCCAGATAGTTTTGGATATAAATATCTTGAGCCATTGAGACATACTGAATGAACTTATCTGTGTCGATGTTGCCATTCATAGATGTGAACTTAATCACATCGTCTCTTGTTATAAAGAGTGCTTTCATTTATTCGAATCTTTTTTTATAATATTCTTCAGTATATCCTTCGTATGTCATATCTGCTGGTCTCATCGCTACTTCTCTTGGATTTCTTACACGATATCCCATTGATTCTGCTTTATTTGTAGAGATGGTTGTAGCATTTGGATTAGTCACATCAATACCTAATCCTTCTGTGTTAAAGAAAGTCACACGAGTCCACTTGTGCTTGCATCTCGCACCACCTTTGTATAAAAATACATCATAAGTATTCGAGCCACCTACACCAAATCCAGCATTCACAACTTTCGTAGACATTTGCTCGATGTCTTCTTTTCTGTATATTTTATTAGCACTTACCATTTTTTTACAGAAGTCTCTTGAATTCGAAGATAATCCACCATCGTATCTGTATCGAGTGATGAATCTCGCACCATCAATCTTTTGGTCTTGTTCAGATTTGCTATTTGGTCTCGCAGTACCAGTAGATACAAACTTGAATATTTTTGAGAGAACAGTCTCTTTATTTTCTCTCTTATTAAGCTCATCGATTAATTTGTCTAAATCACTTTCGATTTCAACATCAACATCGTTCTCGTCTATAAGAATCCAATGCTCTGGAATATCTTCACCTAAATTAGTGAAGTCATCTGCAATGTCATCAAGATTGTCTTGTGAAGACATCTCAAGACTTGTTCCTTCTGCTTTCGCTGGTAACTTTATCAAAGCTCTAATCTCGTTAGGAGTCATCGAGTCAAGTACTTTAGTAGCAACTAATGGAGACATAGAAGTCAATGCGTTAATGACTTCGTTTTCTTCAATCATTGTATCGTTGTCTAATGGTTGAAGTCTATCAAATTTCAAATCTAAAGCAATATCGTTAACTGCTAAAATAGTGTCTAATGCTGCAATGATTTCTTGTTGGTATGGTTTGATAACAAGATTCAAAAATAATAACGTAGAAGTCTCGATTTCATCTGTGTTATTAGAAAGTCCTCCACCAGTATCACGAATTCCTAACAACATTGGAGAAGTCACTCGATGACCTACGATTAATTTCTCAAAGCATTCTTTCGCAAGATACTCATAATGCGATGGAGCATCGTTTAAAGATACATCATCAATAGTAGTTTTTGACTCGCTATTTTGATTAAAAGACACAATCACTTTATCTCCACGAGAGCCAGTAGTTTTAGAAAGAACATCTCTCTTTATTTCATCTCTTTTTTCTTCTGGTGGAACTCCGTTATTGAAGTTTATGATTTTTGTGCCAGAGAATCCATTCTTAACATCGTTGATAAGATAGTCAGCGATTTCTTCTTCAAGAACGCAGTAAGGTAACGCACCACTATAATCAATAGGAGAGAAATAATGGTATCCGCTGACATAAGGTTTGATTACGAATATCTCTGCTTCATTACCATTACCGAATCCGAATGCTGCAATTCTTTTAGGTTGTTCAGATGGTTTCTTTTTACTCCAATCATACATATAATAGTATGCTTCGATTTCTCCTTTCTCATTGCATTTCTCTGGTCTCAATGTGTGCATTGGGAAATGGTCTACCAAAGTAACAACACCATCTTTCTTGATGACTTGCAACGCAGCCATTCCTAACATCTTTCTTTCGAGTGCTGCTTTCTTGATTCCTTCTTGCTTAACAATAGAAATAAATCTCGCATATTCGTTTGGCTTTTTCGCAGCATCTAAAGCAATCAATCCTTTTCCGTATATCATATTACCAATACCAGTAATGATGCTCGAATTCGTAGGAGAATATAGATATCTATCTATAAGGTATTGAAAATAGTTGTTGTCATCACCATACTCAACATACGCACCTTTCTTCGCTTCAGTTATCGCTGGAGCAGTATACGCAGATAGCGTGATGAATGCTACTTCGCTTAAATTATTATCCATTCATTCGTAGTTTGATGGTCTGTGTATTGACCATTGTTAATACTATAGGTGTCAAGATTCTGATTCGTGCAAAACACTCTATCTCGATATACTATTTCGTCTTCGTTTAGAACTTTCAAAGAATAGAAGTTACCTTCTTTTAAATCAAATGTGTCAGTCACAGAAAGGTAGTAACTATCCTTATAAAAGTCACAGACATAGTTCAACTCTTCATTAGTAGTCTCATTAACGAACACTAATGTATCTGCTTTTAGTTCTCGTGGAATAAAGCGAAAAGTCTGGTCTGTTAATTGTTCTTTTAGAATTATCATTTTATTATAAAAATAATCTAACTTCAATTATGTATCAAAAAAAAGAGTGACACCGAAATGTCACCCCTCTCAAACAAAATGAAACAACAATTAAGTTCCAGAAACAATATCAAATCCAGCACCAGCAAGTGTGTCGCCAATGAAGTTTGCTGGAGTTCTTTCCATTCCAGTTAATTCTAATGTGTACCCACTTAAGTCACCCATCGCAGCACCAGTAACAATAGTACCACCAGTCACATCCATTCCGTGTTCTAATCCACAATAGAAGAAGTTTCCGTTGTTATCTTCAACGATAACTTGTGGTCTACCATAAGCCAATAACTTGATTTGTTTGTGTTGAGTGATGGTCAATTTTTTTAAAGTCAATGACAACTTCTGTTCGAAGAAAGTTGTTCCGTTTTCACGTGATGAAGTAATAGTCTCCGTATACGAAGAACTACCTTTCAAATCGTACTTGTAAGCAGATGGACTACCACTTACTTCATCAATTACATCGGTGTTAGTACCATTATAAGTGTATCCAGTAGCATCTCCGAAGTTCACGAAGTATACTGCATTCAATCCACCTACTGCATCTTTGCAAGGTTCTAATCTACCTAAAGAAATATCACAAGCCATATATAAAAGTTTTTTAAAAAAAAAGGTGGTGTATTTCGCACCACCCTTTTATAAGTTAGATTAAAATTAGTTAGCAGCGTTAGTGATTCCGTAAGTCACGATATCTTCAACAATTCCGTACTGAACACCAGCTGTGAATCGCATAACTACACGAACATTTTGTGAGCCATCGATGTCAGCCATATCAATTAATTTCACTTCTTGGTGGTCAGATAACAAACCAGTTCCGAAGAATAAGTTTGATTTTTGAGCAGCGATAGCAACATTGTTAGCTAATCCGTTTGCAACAAAAATTTTCACACCATCGAAAGTCAACGCTCCATTGTTCCACCATTGAGTTCCCATTGCGTTAGTACCATTAGCACCTAATCCAGATGCACCGAATCCACCTAATGCACGAACATAAGCGCGAGCAATGTTTTGAGAAACGTAGATATACAAATCTTCTTTTCCATAAACTGCTGCTGGAATAGCATCAACAATCTTACCTAATTCAGCAATTACGTTTGCAGCAGTAACTGTTGTTCCAGCAACTTCTTGAGCAGCTGGTAAAGCAGCATCTAAAGTCAACAAACGAGTGAATCCGTTGAACTCACCAGCGTTAGCAGTCACACCTCTCCAAATGTTTTGCTCATTTTTCTCTGCTACTTTAGCAGCAACGTGAGCCAAAATGAAGTCAGCAAATGAAGGTGGCAAAGAGTCGAATTGAGAATAACCCATTTGAATGGCTTCCCAATCTGAACGGAAATCTTTTTTACAAAGTTGTAAGTTAACTTGAAATTCTTCTGGTTGTAAGATTCTTTCAGTTAAAGTAATTGTTGAAGTAGCATCGAAGTCGCAAGTACCATCTTTTACGATAGCATCAGTCGACAATTTTTTGATTACTTCTTTGAACTTCACGTTTGGTTTAACTTCGATACCACCATTCTCGATGGTTGAAGAAGACAATAATGCAGCAGAAATATACTTACCAGCAAATTCTCCAGCATAAGTAGTAGTGATACTTGTTGTAGTAGCCATATCTTATTTGTTTAGTTTTGATAAAACCGAATCTAAAGTTGTCATCGGTCTTTTGGTTGAATAAAGGTTAATTTGTTTTTCAGTTTTCTCTTCTGGAGAATAAGTCAATGGTTGTGGTTCAGCAGATAATTCTGTTTTTGCTGCTTTCAAAGAATCGATTTCTTTTTTTAATTCTTCTAATGCAGAAAAGAACATCTCTTTTGTGATGCTTTCTACCACTTTTTTAGGTTGTGCTTCAGTAGACATCTCTTGTTCCATTTCTGGTTGCTCAACTTCTACCTCAACTTCAACTTCTTTTTCTTCTTCAATTTCTTTGATTTCAGAAATGATTCCTTCAACGGCTACAACAAGCATCATTCCATTATCAAGTTGATATTCGCCAACTGGTAACGCTACTCTATCTTCGCCATTAACGATGAATATAGGCATCTCTGGTTCGAATGCTTCTGCTTCGATAATCGTGACACCATCCATCAACTTCATTTGGGCAAGTTGAACTTCCATCCCAAGTAAAGTTTTGATTTCGTTTAATACGTTCATACTCTTTTGTTTTTAATATAAATAAAATTTATTGTTTTTTGTTTATCCATTGCTTCTAACAATAGTGCGTGGCTCGTTAGTATTCACGATTGTAGAAGTCGATTGCTCAACCAAAGCACCAATTCCTTGCTCTTGAATTTCGCCATTGCAACATTCTTTTTTGTAAGTACCATCTTTGCATAAACACCCACGAGATTGGTCAGTAGGTGATGAATTCTTTTTTCCCATAGTAAAAAATTTAATTATTTTCAAGTTCATTAATTTTAGATTCTGCCCATCTTTTTCCAGCTAAACCACCCCATAAAAGATACGATATAGTACCACACGCAGTAGTGTCATTCTCATCGTAATATGCTTCTGCTCTGCTTAAGTAAGAATACATTCTCTTGACTGTATCGTATGAAACCATTTCACCATTAGCCAATTGTTGAGCTCTCAACTTACCTACTTGAGTTGCACACTTATTTCCATTCGCAGCGTTCAAATCGATTCCTTTTTGAGCATTGTTTCGTACTGCTTGTGGATAGTCATCGAAAGACTTCTCTGCCATACGAATTGCTTTCTTGATTCTTTCAAGTAGTTTCTCCTCATCAGTCAAGGATAAATCAGTCTGTTCACTAAAGTACCCTTCAATCGAGAATCCTTTGTACTTGCCTTCTTTGATGTCATTCCAGATTTCATCGTTCTCAATTCGTTGAGTTATAACCCAACTACCTTTCTGTGCATTCAAGCCATATAAAGCACTCTTATCTTTCTCTGTGTCTTCAACAATCCAAGACTCGATTGTATAAATTCCAGTTGCTTGTTCAGAATGTTCTAAAGTCGAATTGTGAATCTTCATTTTTCTCATAAATCCTTCAGCTGCTCTTCGAACTGTTTCTTCCGAGAATCTTATGTAATACTCGTAGTCACCATTTCTTCGGTAGATATTTTTCTCTGGAACTAACGCAAGTCCGATAACGATTCTCTTATCTTCATCTATTGCTTTCAATTCGATTTTGTGGTCGTTTAGTGCAACGAAATTTTCTTCTATTGCTGGAAATTCTACTAAAGAGACTGCATCTATTCCATCGTTCAATTTCTCTTCGTTGATGTCGAGATATATAATGTCTAATTTCTTCATTCGTGTTTTTTTTAAAAATAAAATTATTAGCCAAGTGTTGCAGATTGAACTATGTTTCTATTCATTGATTGAGCTGAAGTCACATTTTGAGCAACAACATACGCTTGGATAGGTTGCTTATTTAAAGAGTCTGCTAAAGCGTTTACTCCAGTATTCCCAACTACGTTAAATTGTGGTTGAGATGGAGCAGCACCACCACCTACTCCACCAGCACCACCACCACCTTCGCCACCACCTCCGAGCATACCTTTAGCTGAAGTGATTCCTTGAGCAAGAATGTTAGCGACTGCAACTCCAGCAGTTATCTTTGTTGTAGCCAAACCTTTCAATAATGCAATGTTGTTATTAGCAATTACTGGTACAGATGCAATTGGTCCAAGTGTTGCTTTTGCCACCATATTTGCAGCAAATGTGTTTGCGTTCTGCGTAGCAATAGACTTCGATGCGTTCACGATTACGTCTGCTACTGCGAGACCTTTCTGAATTGCCAAGATTCCTAATGCTAAAGTCTTGTTTTTTCCAGCAAAAGAAGATAATAACTCAAGAGATGAATCTAATGCGAATCTTCTCGCTTCTCTCATCTTTAAGTCTGCTTCAATCATTCTATCATTTGACTCGATAATCATCTGATTCAGATTCTCACGCAATTGCTTTTGTACAAAGAATTCGTGAGCAGCATCTTCTTCTCTCTTAAGTCTTTTCTTTTCAGACTCTTCTTTTTCTAATAAGTCATACTTCTCATTGAACAATTTCATTAAGCCAATCTTCTCATCTTGTGTTTTGGCTAAACGATTAATCTCTTCTAAATCATTCTGCTTTTGAACTTCGAGTTTCTCTGCATCAGTTTTAGCAGTCATATCTCGCAATTCATCTGTATATTTGAAGAATAAATCTTTTACTTCTTCTTGTCTTTGCTTCTCAAGTTCTGCTGCTTTTTCTTTATCTTTTTTAGCATCTTCGACAGACTTCTCTTTATTCTTCTTGTCTTCTTCGTAGCGTTTGTTATTTCCAGCAGCGTTGATTTCTGTTGTGATAGCATCTGCTTTTCTTGTTTCTTCTTCTGCAAGTTTAGAATAGAATGCTTGTGTTTCTGCATTCTTTTTTGCATTTGCTGACATAGATTTAGTAGCAGACTCAACACTCGCAGCAGTCAAACCAACACCACTACCTACACTGAAGAATTGTGCTTTTAATGTTTGCCACCAGTCGAGTTCCATATCTTCACCAGTCGATGCTTTTGTAGCTGCTTCAGATGCTTTCGCCAAAAATGCTGCTGCGTTTGCTCTTGCAATTTGTGCTTTAATGTATCGACCAGTATTATCAGCCATTCTTTTTTCAGCGACATCTAAACTATCAGTCTTTCCGAGTGCATCACCTAACTTTTCGTTGTATTCTTTTAACGCTGCATCTTTACTTATGATACCACGCTTCGCATTGTCAATAGACATCTTGACAGAATTAAGCGATTGATAAGTCTTATTTAAAGATGCACTTACTTCTTTGTTCGCTTCTTCGTATGCTTTAGTCTCTTTAGTAGCACCACCAACTGCTTTCGCAATATCATCCCAATAAGCGACAACTGTTCCTAACGCAACTACAAGTAAACCTATACCAGTAGCACCAATAGCAGTCTTTATTGAATTCAAAGCATTTAACGCTACTGCTTTAAGTTGTTTGAAGGAATCTGCACTTTCTCCCAATGCTTGAAGTCCTTGCGATAATGCCATCGCAGACTGAACTTTAAGAAGTGTCTTTTCAAGTTCTTCAGATTCATTACCAAATAAACCCATCGCACCTTGAACGGCAGAGAATCCACCAGCGACACCACTCAACGATGCAGTTAATGCTTTGAATTTCGCATCTGGATTGAAGGCATCTGTCAATGCTTTAGCATCACCAATTGCATCTTTCAATTCTGCTGCTCTCTTCGCTGCTTCAACTGCCTCTTTAGAAGTAGCACCAAATTTTTCCGACAACGCAGCAACTTCTTGTTGTGCTAATCGTAGTTGCGTTCTTAATGAGCCAACTGCTTCATCAGCGTTAGATTGAACTTCTAAATCTATTATTTTCTTGACTGCCATACTTTGCTTATTTCTTTTAGGTTAGTAGGATATTGGTATTTTCCTTTTGCTATGTCTATGTTTGTTCCGAGTCCAGTCTCTACGAATGGCAACATTTGTAAAATTAGTTTTATCATCCTCCTTGAATTACGTTTATAAAATAGTAGTATTCTTGTCCATCGAGATAGTACTTGATAACCACAGAATCACTTCTTTCAACTCCAGTTGTGTTCGCTGGCATAGTAAGATTGAACTCTTCAGTCTCTGTCACACCAGTTTTTAAGACATAAGTTAGAAGTCCGTTAGGTGATGCGACATAGTCGAACTGCTCGAACTCTCCTTTAAATACTACGATGTCTACATTGAGAGCATCTTTAGGTATGTTAATAGATTCGATGTTTGACATCCTAAAACCAATTCCAGTTCCAACAAATGATATTTGTCCGTTGATACCTTTTCTAAAATCAGTCATCAATTCGAAGTCACACTCGCCAGTAGTCAAGTCAGTAGTCACGTTGTTTATGACATATCGCTTATCTCCAATGAAAATATTGTCACTCATCTTTAATTCAGCCAACTTTTTTGAAGAAAGTTTACATTTGACATTGATAATTCTTGACTTGATATTATAAAGATTCTCAATGAAGTTATCGTATAATCTCGCATAAAGACCATTAATAACTACATTTGTAGTCCAAGCACTTATTTCTTCATTAAAATTTAGTGATAGTATATTCGTGTTATCATTAGGAACTAAAGATAATTCATTACTAAATCTAAAATAACCATTGAAATTTTGATAAGTACTTCCATTATAGTACTTCATTGATGTTGTAGTACCAGCACTATTCTTGGAGTCTGTCAATCCATTCTCGTACATTAGAACTGGTTTTGGCACATAGTTAGTCAAGTCCATTTTCTTGAATGTAGTAGTAAGTAATGTACTATTATTATCTCTTTCATACATCACATTCTCAAAAGGAAGTTTCACTTCGTACTTTGCTTCTGTAATGTCAGTTACTGAAGTGTAAGATAAATCTCCGTAATCAAATCCACGAATAGAAGTGAACAGTTCTCTGAATTTAGCATTTAAGATATTTTCTGATTTCTCATATTTGAAATCTATCTTCTTGAAGATTGATGGCTTCTTTGATTCAATCGATTCAGTTTGAATGAACTCTGTTATATCGTTTTTAGTTCCAAGAGAATACCATAGCTCTAATGGTTCGATAGTGAATTCTGTCTCTGATTTTGGCACAATAACAAGATTAAACATTTTTACTAATCCGATAAAGAAGTCATACACCTTCATATCTGGAACATAATTTTGAATGTTTAAATTGGAAGTAGTTGTTTGTGTTGCCCCAATTGCAGTTTTTGTTTGGTCATAAGAAACAATACCAGAGCCAGTAAAATATGAATGATAATATCTTACATAAAATTCGCTTGAAAAAGTCATAGCAGCATCTGACACCATTTCAAAATGAATTTTATTTGGTGAACTATGATATCCAAGAGATGTCACATCGAAAAAATAATTTCCAGAGACTGTTTCACTTTGACCTACAAATTGCCCATTTCTATAATAATTAATTCTATAATTTACACTTGAAGTTGTAAATATTCGAATACTTGCACCAAATGGTATTGAATCTGGAAATGTCAAATCTGGTGGTCCAATATAAGTCCAAGATGACCTAAAATCACATACATCATTTGTCAAATCCATCGCTGGAAATCCAGCAGATTTACTTATAAAATTCAATCTTAAAGGAACGGATTGTGCTACCATTACTTCTGCATTCTTCAAAAGCATCCACAATTTTTTGTACTGATTGTAAGTGCTGAAAAATATAGAACTAAAAGTGATTCCATATTTTGACTCAATTAAGTCCATTATTTTTGGAACTTTAATCGCTGGAAATAAAGAGTTCCATTGTATTGCTCCAGTATTCGTAGTAACATCATTAGCACCACCACCACCAAAATCATACAATCTATCGTGTGCGAATAAAGGATATCGCACTTCGTAGTTAGATGCAGAAGTAATTCGTGTCAATACTTCAGATGCAGTAAATGGATGGTTTAAAGTAGAATAATCTAACGAAGAAAGTTTGTCATCACCAAACAAGTCTTTTAATTGTTTGACTTTTCCAAAGAATGTAATCTTATAGGATTCTGGTTGACCATTCTTAAACGATACTGACTCCAATTGAAAGCTCCCATCCTTGAAAGGAAATGTGTCTATTTCAATGAAACCATTGTATCTCACTCTATGGTCAAACGAATCATTCACGCTATTTTCGTACCAATGCGACAAGATTCTGTTGTTCACTTTTGAGCAAGGAATCGTGAATGACTGCGAATAGTCTGCGAAGACTTTCGATATGTCTTGGTAATTTATGATATTTTGCGTAAGTGAAATTTTCTCATCTTTATACAACTCCAATCGTTGTGGTTCGCCATCTATCATTATGTATAGTTGTACTATCATATCATATCATTCATTAGGTTGTAGTTGTATTCGAACTCGATTTCGTAATTGATAACTTTATCTCTTAACGAAGTCTTAACTTGCATCGATTTTGTCTTTAATGTTACTGGCTTGAAGTCTAATAAGATAGTGTCTGATACCATTAACTCCTTGATGACATTCTCGTAGTTCTCTTCAACGAATCCAGTATTCAATTTAACGCTTTCTCGCAAGTCATAGTTGAATGATTTCTTCTCACCTATTGAAGCACTATAAGGCATTGTCTGAAGGAATGAATACTCTTTCGCTTCTACGCTATACGAGTTCGTTCTTGCTTTGTAAAACGTAATATAAGACCATCCACCTAACTTGTTAATGAACGCACACTCAACTGGTGTGTATTTAGTTTCACAAGGTGTCTCTACTTTGAAGACTGGCATTTCTTCCGAGTTCAAGTCAGTCACTAAATAGACAACATTACCATCGTATAAGTCATCGATACACACTTGATATGGTATCTTAAAATTGTAGATTCCAGCAGCATCTGTATCATCTAAAATAATCTCATCGTGCTTATAAATTGAAGGAGCTAACTCATAAGGTAAATATCGAGCAATTGTTTCACTCGTTCCATCGTGGTCTATTAGAACATTGAAGTATCTAAATCCAGATATATTCGACCCGTAGTAATTTGGAAATCTTAATATCTGATTGCTATTAGCAAGATGAACTATCTCTTGTCCTAAAATTAAATCTTGTTCTGGAGAATAATTGTATCCTTGTCGATATGCTGCCCATCCATTCACACCTACACAATAAGCTTCATCAATTTCATTCCAAGTACCAGCAAGATTCTTGTATGAAGTTACAAACTTGACTAAACACCAAGCGTTATTTTCTTCTTCTTCTGGTTGTGGAAAAAGAGCATTTCCTATTCCGTTAGCATCTCCAGTTATATAAGTCGCAGTTTGGTCTGGAACTATATTGTTGATTCTTTCTAAAATATATGGAGAGATATTGAACCATAGTTGTCTATTGTCATCTCCACGAATAGGTTTCTCAAGTGTGTAAGTTGGGAATGCTGGTTCTGTCTCTCCTTTATACCATAGAAAGATATCAACTTTCCCAGCGATTTGCATAGACTCGTTGACTTCTATTAAATATGGACTTCTTGCTAATATAACTCTCATAGTGTAAATTTTAAGAATGTTTCGATGTCTAATCCGTAAGCTTCGACAACTTCATCTGGTATGTTTTTAAAATGTTTTTCGAATGGTTTGGTAAAGAAAAGTGATGGCTTAATTCCGTAGTTGAATATCTTTCTTGAGATTGCTCTTTGCAATCCTTTTCTACTTGCGAATTTACCTTTGTTTCTTGGTGCAATTCCTTTTGCAACTATCCACTTATCGAAAGCAGATGGTGGTGGTGCATCTGACTTATAAGAGAAAGGAGTGTCGAACTTTCTCAACTTACCACTTACACCTTTGTCTTGGTAGTGTCCGTAGTCTTCCATTAAGAAGTCTAACGAAAATGAATTCTTATGTACCTTCAAGTCGTAAGTAATAGACTTCCACAATTTATAAGATGCGTTCTTCTTCTGGTCACGCAGATTGTTCTTCGATTCTTGAACAACATTCTTCGCAAAGAGTGATAGTGCTTTTTGAGTCTCTTGGCTTAACATATCGTCATATCGTTTTTAACAACCAAATCAAAAGTCAATGTCCATCCAGCAACACCATTTTCAAATCTGTCATCAAATGGCTCTAATGAAGGTGTACCAGTTAATTCATATCCATCTTTACGAATGTCTCCTCTATTAAACAAATCAAGGAATCTATTCGCTACCATTAGTTGAGTGTTATGAATATCGTGTAAGTTGTCATTCCCTACAAAATAATCAGTTACTTCTTCCTTGCTTACATCAACTACATCTGCGAAGATTATCGAGATATTAAATGTAAACACGTTAGAATTATAATTCACGTTGTTCACAATGATATGACTCAAAGGAAACATCGTTTGCTTCTTCAAGTCGAAATCATATATACTACCAGTCGAGATAGTATTCACAAATGAATCTTCAGATAGTGTGTCTTTTATTGCTTTTAAAATATCGTAGTACATTATTTTCGTTTTAGTTGTTCAAGTTCAATCTCTGTTTTTTCTTTTTCGAATGTTAACCACATTAGTGCTTCAGTAACCTGAAGTCGAGTGACATCCCCAAATCGTAAGACATCGCCTCTCGCAATTGCGTAAATGGATTGATACCATCCCCATTTTCGTGCAAAATTTGTTTCTCTTGTTCTGTCATTTGTTGCTCCACCAGAGACAAATAGTGTTTCGAAGCGTTCCTTAATTCGTTCGCTAAATCGCAAAAAAAAACTAAAGCACCAAGCAAAGCATCTAATGGAGCATACTTCATCAAGTCAGAGAACTCTTCAGTTCCACGATATTCAAAAACTTCATACAAGTTGCCACTCTTCTTCGTAATTGGTCTGTAAAGAACTGCCATTGCTTTGTGGTAATCTTCAGTCTTGTAGATGTAGTTCTCTAAATCAACGAACTCTCCGAATGTCATCTTCTCCAGATTAGGAATAAAACCGAACTCTGTGTCTTTTATCTTAAACGTCTGAACTAACTTATGCTCTTGCGTGAACAAGTCATTAAGATGGTCAATGATTTCATTCACCGAATTATAACTAATCTTTGCTACTTCAGACAACTTCAACTTGCAGAAGATTTCAACTGTTTTCTGTGTTGTAAACTCTGACAATTCATTATCTTGTAATAGTTTTACATATCGTTGATACTGCTCAACGCTTATCTCACTTAATTTTTCTGGTACATCAATTTCTAACTTCATTTTGTTTTCTTTAAAAATAACCTAAATATAGATATGTATAATCAAAAAAACCATCTCGAAAGATGGCTTAATAAACGTAATAATTTCCTTTATGTGCATTCTCTAATTGATAGGTGACTGCATATCTAATTGAGTCGATTGCGTGATTGTATGCATCGATAGGAGTGCTTGATTTCTTTTCAAGCCAAACATAGTTGTTAAGCTCCTTGATTAGTTCAGTTGAATCTTCATCGATAATCAAGTCATAATCTTGTAAGAGTGAGATTCCAAATGTGACACTACCCTGACCTTTCTCTGCTTCTACGAT